TATGGTGGATCAGTCAAAACTAGATCCACTGAGTTATCCTTGACTGTCTTTAGAAAAGCAAGACAGTCTTTATTTACAAATTTACTCTTCATTCCTAGTTCCTTTGAATCCTTCTAAGTGAGTGAATAATGTTTTGAAAAATGGGAAGTCCTCAGGGAAACCATCAATAAAAAATGTGCCACTGTTCTTAGTCTTACCACCATGCTGATTCAACCAATTTTGGTTAGTAACATAATCCACGATCTCTTCCTTAGTACATGAATAGAACTCCATTCTATCAGGATATACTGCAACAAATACCATTATATCATAACAATGCTCTGGTCTGATTTGTTGCCATCTAAAATGTGGTTTACTACCTGACCATACAGTAGATCCTTTTACCTCAACCTTATAATTGTTGACTACTCTATCATATTCAGTGGTTTTCTTTGCTCTCTCAACCTTCCATCCTAAATTCTCACAATACTCTTCAACAAATGCTTCAAAATACTTTCCTTTGGTCTTTGAACTCATTTCCCTATAGATCTTGAAGGGTGAGTCTGCATAGGGATCTTCAAGTCTACCATGTATTGCATCATCATGGGTGATGTAATTTTCTACATGCTCTGCAAGTATTTGATTAGTGGACATAATAAAACTCGTTTGTTTATAATACTATAATAACCCCATTGAGTGAACAATGGGGTTATAGTGTACCAGTTTATAAACTGGCATCAAGCACATCTAAATCCTTCCCATGTTTGGTAGTCTTAGTATCACTTGATCTCAGTTTTACAACTGTTTCATTCCATGCTCTTATTTGAGCATTTTCTAGTTCACCTAAAATATGATGACTGTATAATCTCAATAGATCAGCAGCATCTAAAATTGTAGGGTTCTCTGTTGCTTCAGATAACTCATCAAGTAAGTCTCTGGACATTGTTTCAATCTGTTTGGTCTTTTGAACAATCTCGTCAAGATCATTCATTACTTCCCAAACAGTTGAATAATCTAAACATGACATAATAATAAAAAGTAGAAGACCCCGACTCAATCGGGGTCAAAGAAATGTGTTTCAATAAGTATTCAATTTTTCAATCAGTTCAAAGTCTATGCTTCAACTGCTTGTAGTTTACCACTTCTGCGATAACCTGCAATGAGACTTCCTACAGACTCATTTCTTTCGAGAGTTGACTGTAAGTCATTGCGAAGTTGTGATGAATCCTTTGCAACAAAACCATAAAGTTTTTCGTTGCCTTGGAATTGCACCTCAACTGCATTATTCTCGCCAAAGTTGACAGCAGCGATAGCACTAGATCCTTGGATTTTTGCCATAGTGGTGATTACATTATGTAAGGGAACATGCCTAGTTTATACTCATACGACAGGAGTTGAATTAGATCTGGATGTCTTTTAGTAGTTGCGACCTACGAGGCACATTCGCCTTTCCTCGTTCATAATTGGGGAGTTTCAAGGGAGTGGGGCATCAACATAGGTTTCACCTATATGCCCAAATTTACCTACTGGGAATCGCTTACACCTGAACCCCCACCACTTTCAACCATCTGACTGTGCAGTAATAGGTTTCTTCTAACATCATATCCCTGCTTCTATGTCAGGGTAGTTAGAAGGTTTGGGGCAGTAGAACCACATATCCCTTGAAACTATAGGTCTTACGAAACTGATCCGAGATGTCTGACTGGTCAAGAGGTGCTTCACCTGATCCTAACTCATTATGAGTCTAATTACAGGTACTAACTCAGTCTCAGGGATCGGCATCCTTTTCTGCCTATAAACATATTATAACAGATCCAGACCTCATGTAAATGGTTCTTGTGACACTTTGTAGACTGTCACACAGATAAAATTTATCTGCAAGTCTGAGGTGATCCAGTTGCCTTTTTTTGAACCTATATTCATTCTCGGTATAATAGACCTCATTATCATCAATGAGGTCACTATAATCGGTAGCAGAATCAAACATAGGTCAAACTACCCAGAGTAGACTTATTTAGCATCCTCTGGAGTGATTTGAGCATCTATCTCAACTGAGTCATCTAACTTAGTGTATAATTGAAGGAATGACTCTTTGGTTTCATCATCAAATCGGTTCAAGCATATTTTGACCGCTTTGAGTTTATCACCAAATATTGAATATGCTCTTATGATGTGTACTAATCTCCTAGTTGAGATAACCTCATCAATTCCACCTTCATTGAAGGTCTTTCTTACTATTTCTGCCCAGTCTACTAGATGAACAATGAATTTCTCATGGTCACCAGTCATAGGTATATTGAGTTGATCGCAGATCTTTCTAAGGATCTTATTCTCTGTAACTGGTGAAGGATAGTTCTGTTCAAATGTAATTGGGAACCTTTCAAGAAATGCTTCATTCAATACGTTAGTACCTATGAATCTACCATCATCAGATCCCTTGCCTTTAGTGTTAGCAGTTGCTACAATATTGAAACCATCCTTAGGTCTAACAAATTGTCCTATCTTTTTGAGGAATACTCCCTTACCTTCAAGGATAGATTGTAAGCATAATATCTTATTACTTGCTAGATCAATTTCATCTAGTAGTAAGATAGATCCTCTTTCAAGTGCTTCAATTACTGGACCATTATGCCAAACAGTCTCACCATTTACTAATCTAAATCCACCGATTAGATCATCCTCATCAGTCTCAACTGTAATGTTTACTCTAATGAGTTCTCTACCTAGTTGTGAACATGCTTGCTCAACTCCAAATGTCTTACCATTGCCAGATAGTCCAGTAATGAATACAGGATAGAATTGGTTAGATCTTAGAACCTTCTTGACATCAGTAAATCCACCAAAGGGAACAAATGTATCATCCTTAGAAGGAACTAGATTTTGCTCTTCTTTCTGAACAAACTGAATCTGTGGTCTTTCTCCTGACCTTAGTTGATCTGGTGATAGTTTGGACTCCTTGACCATTTCATCCATAGTCAATCTCCAATGACCACGTTTGATTTTATACTGGTTCAGATACTTAGTAAGTGTCTGGTAACCTATCTCTTCATGGTTCTGACAATACTCTTTTACGATCTCTGCATCAATGTTGACTCCATAAGAATCTTTCAATCTATTGATGTGGACTGATCCGTCAATGGTTCTAGGCATAAATTCCTCTTTTCGTTATAATAGTATAATAGTTGATTTGGTAAGAAAACTCAAGTGATCTTGTGCCACTTTGTGAACTGGTGCTTATGCCACCAGTTCAACAAATTTCTTAGTTATTATTTTATTTTGCTTCTTGCTCTTGAACATCTTTCTAAATGCCTTAGCAACGTCACGTTTAGCAGCATCCTCTTTGACTTCCATTTCATCATTTGCATTTAGGTTGTTGTTTGGTATTCCGAACCAACAGTCAAATGCCTTAGTTGAAAAGGATACACATCCATTTTTCCTAACTTCATTTGACATATCATCAACAGACTCAAATGCTTCATGTGCATACCAGTTGAACATTGATCTTAGTTCACCTCTTTGAAGTAACCTAAAGGATATGTAGGAACTGCTAGGAATATCTGCCCTAACTGCTTCAATCAATTTGGTTGTGAAGTTAGTTCTATGACCACCTTCAGATACAAAAGTTTGAGATCCTTTTCTTATGATAGCATTAGAAGGGATGCACCACTGACCTTGCTTACTCTCACCAAAATAAGATTCTCCTCTCATTCTATTATATGAAGGTGAATTTGACTCACCATCAGTAAGAAATACACAGTGGCATTTTTGAACTCCTGTTCTTTTAGTAAGTGCCTTGACTACTTGTCCACTTGCTATGATTGCTTCATTTAGTGGGGTTCCTGATAAATTTAGACCACTGGGGCAACCTATGTAATAGTTTTGGAATGAATCAACCAGTCTCCAGATATTCAATAGTTGCTCATCAAACTCTCTAGTCTTTGATGTATGAGTGAATAGATTGATAAGTCTAAAAGTCTTTTCAAATGTAAAGTCACCATCTACCCATCCCTTCTTAGTAATAGTTGAATTTTGGAAGTCATCAGGGTCTTGATCTAAACCAACTTGCCATGCACAGTCACTAAAAGCATATACTTCAAATGGTATTTGTACTTTTCTACAGAACCAAATTAGTTGATATAATTGCTTTATAGTATTCATCATTTCATACTGCATAGATCCAGACCAGTCAAGCATGAATACTAAACCATGACTCTTACTATCAGGAATAGTTGTTACTTTCTTGAATACATCTTCATTGTATTTGTAAGTATGCAACTTAGTCATATCTAATGAACCAGTTCTTGCTGTTGTTGCTCTTGCATATCCATCAGCAGATTTCTTCATTTCAAACTCTTTTACTAGAGCATTTACATCCTTATTAGATGATTTCTTGAAATCTTTGAATGATTGCTTACTATTCTCAATAGCATTAGTAATATGAGCATAATAATGAGAATTATCATTATTCATTATTTCTTCTTGCTCTGTATCCCTATGAGAATAGTATTCATTACACACCCTATGAACTACATCAAATGGAATGATTGCCTTATCTAAATCTAACTCTGGTATAGTAATATATGTGAGTTCTCTTGCTTCATCATCATTCAATCCTTCAACATTTCTATCAAATGATCTCTGAGTGGATGATTGCTCAATATCTCCTCTTGAAGGTGATGTTCCACCAGATAATTCCTCAAGTAATTCCTCATCAGTCATTTCATCAGGTGTTTTTGGTGTACCTTTACCCTGTACCTCTTCCTCACCATCATCTGACTCTGAATTACCACCACCACTCTCTTTTAGATCAGGTGCCTTATACTCTTCCTCTTGCTGTTGTTGCTGTTGCTGTTGCTCTTCTCTTCTCTGCTTTTCTATTTCAAATAGTTTCTTAGATAGTTGTAAAACTTCCTCAAATGTCTCTGCTTTTGTTATATCTGTTATAATATCGTTTTCAACATCATCAAAATCAAGGTCAAGGAAGGTTCCTATCTTGAAGTATAGATTGATCTTATCAATTAGTGAGAAAGCATTATAATCCTCGTCTTTCAACTCAAAGAAATCAGTATCATTCAATTCTCTATAAGCATTGAAGAAATCCTTATTCAAACCTGCAAATTTCTTCTTCATTAGTCTCTCAATTCTAGCATCCTCAACCACATTTACATAATCCATTGGCACTTCACTATACTCTTCTTCTATCTTCCAATTTCTTGCAGGTGTGTATAGTGCATGACCAACCTCGTGACCAACTAACATATCATAAACATGCCTACTCGCTTGCCACATTGGTAGAACCAAAACCCTACGCTCTACATCAAATGATGCAGTATCAACCTTTTTATGCTCAACAATAAGGTTCTCTGTTGCTAGTAGTCTTGCTAAGTTACCTTTGATCTCAATGTTTACTGTCATGCTAATCTCGTTTGTATATCCTTATTATACATAAAAAAATCGCCCTGTGAAGAGCGATTGTGCCACTTATTCAACTGGTCAGTATGTTTTGACTTCTGGTGAGTAGTCGAGGATTCCTGAGATTCTCTTTTCAAGCGTGTGAGAAACATGTTTCTTGCCTTCTTCGCTTGCCTCAACTTTTGGGGTTTCAAGGTTCGCTTTGCATCCTTTCCTGAGTTGTGCATCCAATTTGGTGTATTCATGGGGTTCTAATCTCCTTACAGGCACTACTGACGATACTACCACATTTATATCCCTATGAGGAAGTTCACTTGTGCCAGTTCCACAACCTGTACACACAGTCATGTGTTCTCCTGACTCAAAGGATATAATACCATAGTCAGGGTCACCAAACCCAAATTCAACAGGATCCCCAACTTTGAAATCTCCACCCTTCCATTGACTTTTATAGTCATTACCATAATTCTCAGGAAGTTGTCGAGTTACAGGCATCAGTGTCTCCTAATTTGATCTAGTTTCTGGGCATGTATCTCATCAGGATACGAGTAGTATTTGAACTCTATCCAATTATCCCATGGATCTTTGATAGTAGTTCTATGACACCTTACATTTTGTCCATGAAGGTGTGCTTCCTCTGGTCTAATCTTTTTAGGGATTAGAAAATTGTATTTAGAGTCAATTACATTGATCTCTTGATGACTTATACAATGGTTCACAACTTCAAAATACTCTTCCTTATCAAGGAATACTAAACCATTATGTCTAGGTAACCTTGAGTTAGGTTGAGGGATTGAAGTTTCTCCTTGCAAGACACTGATATGGTGACCTGCTAGTGAGAATATAAATCCTAAGTTGTGACTACCATCCTCAACATTTATAGCAAACCTCTGACAGAACAAGCATCCTAATATGTCACAATACCATCTGATACCTTCCTCAATGTCAGGTATCGTAAATGCCATGTGCCAAAGAGTTTTGGTGTTCTTGTCTGAAAGAATGGTCATGCTATAATATATTATACCATAATTTATGATATGTACAAAAATAAAATTGTCACATGTATCATTCCATCAAGATTGTCTTCTAGTAGGTTTCCAAACAAACCTCTTGCTAAGATCAATGGTCGAGAAATGGTTCTTAGGGTTGCTGATATAGCAAAAGAGTCCAAACACCTTGACATGGTAATGGTTGCCACTCCAGATGATTCTATTGCTAAATTAGCAGACTCTAATGGTATCCCTGCATACATCACAAGTGAACACTACACCTGTACTCATAGAGTTGCAGAGGTGTCACAATATATGAAATCAGATTACATATTCAATTTACAGGGTGATGAACCACTCACCAAACCTGAGTGGATAGACCAAATGATTGAGTATGGAATTGACAATGAATATGATGTGGTGCAGAGTTCAAGAAAATTAGAGGATGGTGAAATTGAGGATGATGATGTAGTGAAGATGATTGAAAATAATGGGAAGGTTGTTCACATGCAACGTAAACCTGACGTAATATGTAATAATATAACTGTTCAATTAGGATTGTATTTGTACTCAATAAAAGCAATAAGAGACTTTCCTAATCTTGACATGACATTTGTAAAGTATTGGAAGGGATTAGATACAATAGGTTTCTGTGGTAAATATGATGTAATGCCATACGATCTAAAGTGTGGTAAAATAAGAGCAGTTGATAGACTGCATCACATAAAAGAAGTAGAATGGTCTTTACAGAACCAATAGGATTTGAAGAAGGAGTGAAATTGTTTGCAGCAGCAAACAAAATAGCACTCATAGGTACTGGTGGTAATCTTGCTATTGCTCAACACATGGCAAGTGACATATACCGTCATACTGATAAATTCTGCTTTGCACCTGATAGTGTAAACCTAACAGCATTAGGTGGTGACCACGATTGGAAGGAACCATGGATAGATTATGCCGAGCATACTGCTGATCTTATTATTGCTATTACATGCAGAACGAACTCACACCTAGTAAAAGTATTAGAACAAATAAACACGAAGGTTTTACTTATAGCACCAAGTCAAGACGAATATTTACCTACTATTGTAATTGATGACGAATATTACCATGAATTTGAAATACGAGCATTATGGACAATCTATATGCTCATGCACTATAATGGAGTTGAACTCCCCAAATTGCCATGAAACTTCTCTTGTTAGTGTTAGCACTAACACCAATACCAGTTCATGCTCATAAAGTATCTGACCATGGATTCCATTGTGAGAAGGTCATTTACAGAGCATGTAAATACAATGCAGAATGGAGTCACATATCAAAGTACACACCTAATTGTGATAAGTCACAATTTAGAAACAACAATCCTCAAAGGATAGTTGAATCGTGTACCTGTACTGGAATGAACAATCACACCCATGACTACCTCACTGAACCTCTTGCCAACAAAACGAAGTAAAACATCAAATGACATCGGACCACAATATTATAAACGTGGTAAGATACAAGTATGGGATTTCATAAGAGATCAAGGACTAGATTTCCATCTCGGCAACGTAGTAAAATATGTCTGTCGTGCAGGTCATAAGGATGACGACATCGCTGACCTAAAAAAAGCAATTCACTATCTTCAAAATGAACTCGAATACAGACAAAATTCCACCTCTAGTTGAAAAATATGATGATGTCACTGAACACCGTAAGGACATCTATTGTATTGATATAGATGGAACACTAACTGAACCACACGAAGGTACACCATGGGAAGCAGTTCCTAGACCTAAACGTATAGAATATGTAAACGAGTTATACGATGAAGGTGCTACAATATACCTTGCAACAGCACGAGGATTCATTCGCAGCACAGCAATGCACGGAAATGATATAACATCAGCACAAAACGAAGCAGATAAGTATTGTAGAGAACGAACAGAAGCACAACTGAAAAAATGGGGTGTGAAGTACCATGCTCTGTTCTTTGGTAAACCTAGAGCAGCAATATACGTTGATGATCGTGGTGTGAACGATAAGGACTTTTTTCCTGAGTCTTAGTTACTAACCACTCATAAGCACGTTGATACTCAGGATCATAGACGAACTTTTGATTATATTCTAAAAAACCTTTATCAATTAGATCTTCATATAACTGTGCTGGGCTCTTGAGTACATCAAGTCCTAGCATTTTTATAGTAAGATAACGTCTTACATCTTCACCTATAAGCATCCAGTCCCTAGTCCACCGAAAGAACTCTTTCTGGTTATCATTCAAATAATCATATCCCCACTTCAAATAGTTCAGGACCAGGGAAGACTCCCGTTCCATCTCATCTCTTTTCTTAGTTCTATACTGCTCTATCTTATCATAAACATGCACAGTCTTACTAAGAAACTCTGCATAGTAAATGTCTGTACCTGGCCAAGGAATGTAGATGTGCTGGTGCTCCAGGAATGCTTTTGATAATATAAACTGTCTTGTTACAGGATCATTCATCTGGATAAACTTACTACCAGCAGGTAATTTCAGTTTATCCCAGTTCTTCCATATATCACACGAACGCCAAGGAAGAAAAAATGTAATTGGTGCTGGTGCTGCATCAATTACCTGCTGGACTGACTCGTATTCATCCTCTCTTATTGTAACTTGATCGTCTCTTGGTAAGAAGAACAAACTTCCCTCAGGAGTAGACACTCCTTGGGAAGCGACTCGTCCGAGATCCCACAAAAATGGACAAGTGCCGTAATAAGCAGTTTGATTACTAAATCTTCCATTGTTTATCTTGTTAGCATGGTGTTCTGACCAAACATAAGTCTTGTCACTATCGAAACATTCACGTTTAGTGTACATGTGGTCATAACGACCAATAGCTTCTCGACATACTCCTGGTATTATACCAAACAAAAAAGAGGTATCTGAGGATAACCCCAAATACCTACACATGCTGTGATGCCATTTATCAGATTGTTGTGCCATAATAAAGAAGAGGATGCTTTATGCCATTCCTCCACCCCATTGCTTATCTATACCATCAGTTGTTGTTCTATAATATCCAACATGTTCTGTCTTCTCTATTAGAATAGCATCAACTTCATCATCAGTTATAACACCTTTCTCTAGTAGTAACTGTACTAAACCTTCAGTCGATACCTCGATTGAGTCAGTATAGTATGGTGTCCATAATGTATGATGATTATAGTCAGCAACAGTGCCATAGTCACCGTTGACTGCCTTAGTGTATAATGTTCTTGAATGTTCTACAACATCAGTTGGTGAACATGTATATGGTAACCACTGTTCATCAAGAGGAGCAAAATCAACCTCAAGGTCGATCATATTCTTCTCAGGATTTGCCCACTTAGGATTCCTAGCAGCAGCGATTTCGTAATTAGTTGCCATTGTTTGTTTCCTCCGTTATGAATAGCGTAACCATAAAGATGAACTGTATGCCACAGTTGTATTAACTGTAACTGAGTTCACTGTCACGTTTACGGAAGCAGTACCACTGATTGATAGGTTATCTGTTGGAATGTTACCTGCAACTGACAAATGGTCAGTAGCAACGTTACCACCAACACCAACGTTTTCTCCACCAACGTTTACAGAACCACCAACTCCCAAATGGTCAGTAGGAACACCTCTGTTTACGTTATATGATCCACCTTTACCACCTTGAATGTTACCTGCAACGTTTACGTTAGTATTACCTTGAACGTTACCACCACTCAAGTTACCACTCAAGTTACCATGGATGTTACCTGAAGCAAGTGAGGTGTTACCCTGAATATTACCTGAACTCAATGACAAGTTACCACTTGGGTTAGCAGTAACGTTACCTGAACCAGAACCTGAACCAGAACCTGATCCTGAGTTGACCAATGCAGCACCAGAGTCATAACCCATCAATCTCCAGTTACCTGAAGGTGTACCACTGGATCTACCAGTAGCATCTGAGTATCTTAAACTAGAACCTGCTAAGGTTGAACCAGCGTTTGATGCTGAGTTCTCTGTTCCTGATTGTTGCAAGAACGCATATGTACCAACGTCACCAACACTCGCATTAGAGTTGATGGATGCGTCCAGAGTAATTGAAGTCGTGTTTATTGCACTTATTCTTTTATCTGAATCAACAGTGATTACGGGAATTGCAGTTGAACTACCGTAATTACCTGCACTGACATCGGTAGTTTGGTTTACGTTAGAACCTGTACCGTATAGAGCCATTGAATCTCTTCTCCTATCTTAGTTATTTATGTAGATTTTATCAGACCTCATAACTAAGATAGTTAAGGGTTTAGTGTAATAATATGTATGCTATACTGCTTCTAGAACGAAACGGAATTTCTTACCGCTTCTTCTATTAGTTAAGTATAGATTGTCCTCACCCTCTTCTATTAGGTAAGAACCCCAGGTACCGTCTACGGTGTTACCACCTTTTGCCTCATTACTGAGGTCAAGGTCAGAACTGTAAACGTTTGCCCATCTGGTGCCAGATGCACCAAGATCTCTGGTACCGTTAGCATTAGGTAATATGTTACCAGATACAGTCAATGTACCACTGAATGTATCAGAAGTATCTGATCTTAAGAAAGATGCAGAACTAATACCATCTAAAGTATCAGCATCAAGTCC